CACGAGATTACGACGCACGACGGGGATTCTCTGCCGTGCATCACCACGCACACCTTGAATGCCCTGACCGACGATGTCCTCGAGTGCGAGGTGCTCGTGATTGATGAGGCCCAGTTCTTTCCTGGGTTGGTGGCCTTTGTCCAGCACGTGGCCGAGCGGCTCAACAAGGCCGTGTACGTGATTGGATTGTCGGGTGACTACCAGCGCAAGCCGTTTGGCGAGATTCTGAACGTGATTCCGTTGGCAAGCAAAGTGACGATGTTGACGGCCCTTTGCGTGTGCAGCCGTCCCGCACACTTCACCCGCCGACGGAACCCCAATTCAGGTCAGGTCATCATCGGAGGAGCAGAATCCTATGAGGCAACCTGCCGTGCGTGTTTTGTGGGGTAGTCGTCGCCCCTGAGAAAACTTTCTTGCGATGGAACATAACAGCAACATGGGTGGTGGTCTTCTTCAGCTCGTCAGCTACGGTGCGCAGGACATCTACATCAGCGGCAACCCGCAGATCACCTTCTGGAAGGTGCTGTTCAAGCGCCACACGAACTTCGCCATGGAGTCGATTGAGGTCACCTTCAACGGCCAGGCGGACTTCAACAAGCGTGTGACGGCGATCATCAACCGTAACGCGGACCTGATGTACCGCACCTATGTGCAGGTGGTTCTCCCGGCGGTCGACCTGAGCTCTGCGAGCACGGTCTCGACCTCGGTGTCCCGCTTCCGCTGGCTCAACTACGTGGGCCACCGCCTTATCAAGACGGTCGAGCTCGAGATTGGCGGCCAGCGCATCGACCGCCAGTACGGCGACTGGCTCCAGATCTGGACGCAGCTCACCCAGGATGCGGGCACGGTGCGCGCGCTCGACGAGATGGTTGGCAACAGCCACGACCTGGTGCTGATGAAGAGCAACACGGGCTATGCGCTGGACCAGTCGTGCTCGGGTGCCGAGCTGACGAACTCGTGCGCGCCGCGTGCGGGCTGCCCGGCCAAGACGCTCTACATCCCGCTGCAGTTCTGGTTCTGCCGCAACCCGGGCCTGGCGATCCCGCTGATCGCGCTCCAGTACCACGAGGTGCGCATCAATGTGGAGTTCGAGCAGTGGATCAACTGCTCGTACACGGAGCTCAAGTCTAACCAGTCGATCCCGACCTCGATCCAGTCGCTCACGGCCGCGTCGCTGTACATCGACTATGTCTACCTCGACACGGAGGAGCGCCGCCGCTTCGCCCAGCAGACGCACGAGTACCTCATCGAGCAGCTGCAGTTCACGGGCGCCGAGTCGATCACGAGCTCGAGCAACAAGATCCAGCTCAACTTCAACCACCCGGTGAAGGAGCTCATCTGGATCTGCCAGCGCGACTCGTTCGTCGACTGCTCGCAGCCGGCGCCGATGCCGATCCAGGAGGTGAACGGATGCCAGCCGTTCAACTACTCCGATGACTTCACCACGGAGGGTGTTATCATGGACGTGCTTTCCCGCGGCGCCCTCGGCACCGGCATGGTGGCGGGCGGTGCTCAGGGCCAGGGCGTGGTCCCGACGACGGGCGACGGTTCCAACGGACCGTACCTGCCGGGTCTGGGTATCATGCAGGGACCGTCCCTCAACGGTGCCAGCTGGCTCGACACGAACACGGGCAACGACCAGAACACGCTCTTCGAGGACACGACGAACTACCTGCTCGCCAAGGTTCTCCTGGACTCGGGCGTCAAGTGCTCCGGCAAGAACCCGATCGAGGTCGCCAAGCTGCAGCTCAACGGCCAGGACCGCTTCACGGAGCGCGAGGGACGCTACTTCAACTACGTGCAGCCCTACCAGCACCACACGCGCACGCCGACGGTGGGCATCAACGTGTACTCCTTCGCGCTCAAGCCCGAGGAGCACCAGCCCAGCGGCACCTGCAACTTCTCGCGTATCGACAAGGCCACGCTCCAGCTCACGGTGTCCGTCAACACGGTTCGCGCGGGCCGCACGGCGCAGGTGCGCGTCTACGCCGTCAACTACAACGTGCTGCGCGTGATGAGCGGCATGGGTGGCCTGGCCTACAGCAACTAGAGATCCAGATGTATCTGGATCTTCCTCGCAAAACCTCGACACAAAACCACAAATTGGCATGGAAACCCAGTCCAATTTGCGGTGAAACTACGAGGATCAAAGCGGTATCTACTACAAATGCCCGCCGTGCATACGGTCGTCTTGTGTGGAGGAAAGGGGACCCGCCTTGAGGGCCTCGACCTCCCCAAGCCCATGTGCACCGTCCGGGGGAAGTCCATCCTCTATCACGTTCTCGCCAACCTCCCATCTGATGTAGACTCGGTCTCCATTCTCTACAATGAAGCGCTCGATCGTGTTCAGTTCCAGCGCCACACAGTCCACACCTGCCATGGGCTCAAGAAGCTTGCCTTTGCACGGATTGGAATGGATACGCGGGGCCCCGTCGAAACGGCATACTCGGGTGTCCACATGCTTGGCCTTGACCTGACAACCCCCCTCTTGTTTGCCGACAATGATGTGATCAATCGATTCTCCATGACAGACATTGACAAGGAGTATCTTGGGTTGGGTACCTTTCACACGGAGGATCGAACGCAGCCATCCTCCTTCGTGACGCTGTCGCCCGATGGCCTCGTAACGGACATTAAGGAGAAGGTCTGTATCTCGAACACCTACTGCACGGGCCTCTATTACTTTCCGTCTGTCAAGGTCTTCTACGAGCTGGCCGATGCCTTGTTTGCGGAGTATCCCACGAAGAAGGAGTACTTCATGAGCGATTTGTATGCACAGGCACTGCGCATTGGGTCTCCGATTCACACCTTTACCTGCTCGGAGAACATCTCGCTGGGTACGAAGGAGGAGATCAGGCGCAACCTTCCTAGGGTCAGACACTACCCAATGCGTATCTGCTTTGATATCGACAATACTATCATTACGAACTCAGATGTCCACGGGCGCGGAACTGGGATCGAACCGATCCCGAAGATGGTGGATATGATTCGACGGCTGCACGAGGAGGGACACACCATCGTCCTTGCGACGGCGCGGAGTATGGAGACATGTAACTCCAATCTGGGTCGGGCAGGGAAGCGGGGTATGATGAGTGTCTTGACCAAGCTAGACGAGTTCAAGATTCCGTATGACGAGATCTACTTTGGAAAGCCGTGGGCTCATCTGTACGTCGACGACAAGGCGTGGAATCAGTACACGAACCCGAATTTTCCAGAGTTCATGTTCAATTACGTTCCCATTGAGAATGCGTGCCTGGCGAGGAACTGCTCAAACAATGAGAACTCGCTCTTTCAACGTGGCTCCACGCTGATCAAGGAAGGACCCGCATCGTCTCTGGAAGGTGAGATCTACTTCTACAAGACCGTGACGGGCAGCCCACTGCAGTCCCTCTTCCCGACGTACTATGGATCGAAGCATACGGCCGAAAAGAGCACGATTGAGATGGAATTCATCCAAGGCGTTACACCCAGCGCCTTGTTCCGCAACAAACTAATGACAAAGAGCATTCTCACGTCTGCATACGCCGCGGTCAGCACCCTGCATCGTGCGACACTTGATGATGGATCCGTCGTGACGCCGCAGGACGTCCTTGACAACTACATCAAGAAGATGAACGCGCGCATTCGCGATGAACCCGAAGTATACAGCCTGCCAAGAATTGAGGAGGTCGTAACCATCATTAACAAGGTCATGACTGACTACATCATGGGACCCTCCTATGAATCAACGAATGTAGTCCACGGAGACCCCTGGTTCGACAATATGATCGTGACCCCGGACAATGAAGTTCGACTGCTGGACATGCGCGGCAAGATCTGGTCGACCTTCTCATTGAAGGGCGACAAGATGACCGATTATGCAAAGCTGTATCAAAGTATCCTTGGGTTTGACTTTCATATCAATCATGAGACATACGACCCCGAATATGAGGCCAAGTGTCGCATGTGGCTATCCGAGATACTTCCGGTGCCGATTGATGACCCAGTGCTCGAGTGTGCTACAGCATGTATGATCCTCCGGGCCTTCCACTACTTTTCTGACCGCTCATGCATCCCCGCAGTCTATGCGAGTGTCGGAAAGATGAAGCTCTTTTCCTTCTTACTGGATGCGTAGGCCACCCTTCAGTGCATGGTCCCTGAAGGTCGTGACGCGCTGAATAGATAATGCGTTTGCATCCTTCGTGATGTCCAGCTTCTCCATCACCGCATCTGGAACTGTAATGATGTGACACCCCGCGGCCTCGGCCCGCTGGATGGTGTAGGGCTCACGAGCACCGGCCCAGAGGATCCTGCTATGAGAGCGCCCAGCAAACGCCTTCGCAGTGTGATGAACAAACGGGGTCGGGTCCACCTGCGAATCCGAAACAGGGCCCGCAAAGATGGAAATGATCTCGGGCGCCGTCGACGTCTCAAGGAGAGCACGGACATGGCTGACTTGCTCGTTCGTGTAAATCGAGGTCACATTCACCGGGATGCCGTTCGCGACGACATAACGGAACAACTCGTCATTGTACTCGCCCCGTGTGTTCACAACCGGAATCTTCACGTAGATTGAAGCATCAATCGCGTGAATGTCCTTGATCTGCTGCAGGGCCGCCTCCGTGTCATCCTCCCAGATCTGGAGAGAGAATGGGCGCCCAGCAAGAAAGGGCTTGGCTGTCGCGTAGACCGATGTGTAGACCCGGTCCGTGTGTGTCGACAGGAGAGTGCAGTTGGTCGTGAATCCCTTGACTGCGGGGTGCGCGCCCCACTTTGCAAAGTTCGTACCGTCGTAGAAGATGTCGATCATTTACTATGCTATTCAGCGTTTGCCTAAATCACCGCTTGGATGATTATGCTTGAAGTCCTCCTTCGTGAATGTGTTTGCTTCAGCAAGACGGATACCGAGCATATCAAGGAAAATCATGAAGACCGCGGACGATACGGTGGGTGCGCACGACGCGGCGTCGGCTTCTACGAACTTGGACGCGCCAATTGTCGCTACCTGGTCCACTGACGATGCGGCGACAGGCGTTGGGTTGTTTGTTACCAACATCTGCTGGATTGCCGGCTTGTTCGTTTTGATGTATTTCGTAATCTGAACCAGTTCTTCTGTGTTCCCCGAGTTACTGATGTAGAGGATCGCATCCCCAGCCCGTATCACGCCAATGTCTCCGTGGAGCATGTCCGGCGCATTGATGAAGTGACACGAGAGTCCAAGGCTCTGCCAAGTCGCCGCACATTTCCGAGCAACCAGTCCAGACTTGCCGATTCCGGCCAGGTAGATCGTCATGTTCTTCAGTCGAGGCGCAAACGAATTGATCGCATTGTCGATTGACTGAGCTGCACCACGAATCTGCGTTGCATACAGATCGCACTGGGTCGTTTCGGACCGAGAACCTGCCAGCTCCTTTAGAAGACTGGCCGGATTGATGGTAAAGTCTCCAGAGACTAGCCCCTCCTCCGACGCGAGTAGAGTCAGCGTATTTCGTTCGCGGATTCTGTCGTGGATCCATTCCATATGGGTCCCATAACTAAAGGTAGAATTGAGGACGATGATGTGGCAATCCTTAGCGAACATTGCTGCATTCAGAAGCGCTGATCCCTGCTCCAGAATAAGGACCCTTGCTCCTTGCACGATCCGCGCCTGGTCCCGAAACGATTGGAGTACATCGACCTGCACGATCCGAACACCATGGTCTCTGCATGTGTCTACGATCTCCTTGTGATTCAAGAACGTCCGAGCGTTATTTTGATAATTCTCAGTCAGTGAGCGCGTCATGTAGATCCGATCACGAGCATCAAACGAATCTCGAAACCGGTTGAATACGTCGTTGTATCCTGGATTCATTCGGTTGACGAATGATCCATATGTAAATGGAGGAATCAAGAGCGTTGCACATGTTCCCGGGTCAGGCAGAACATAACAATGATTCTTGTCGTTATCTTGGGGCGCAGAGAAGGTTGACCCCAACACAATGTCGGACTCAGTGACCCCAAAGTCGCGAAGAACCTGCATCTTGTACTTGCGTGCAGAACCAAGCAGAATCTTCAGATTCGGATAGTCCCGTTTGAACGACATGACCATGGGCAGTAGAACACTGCATTCGACAATCCAGTGCCCGAAGCACTCCGACCCCTCGAGCGTGTCGAGAGTGCAATAGACCTCGCCGTCACCACCTAATGACTGGATTTCCATTTGTACCGTATCGCGAAAGAGAGTGGGCGATCTCGTCCGCATACTTACCCGGACATACAAACACGGGCAAGGAGTCCATGCACGAATGTGGCTGGCGGGCGATACGATCTGTCCCATACATGCGCTTTCCGTGTCTGTCGTTGCCGTTGTCAATGAACCCGCGAATCGTAACACCTCGCTGCTTCAAGTGGTACCACAACATTTGACCTATCGCCCCCGCCGGACTGACATACTCGACGGAATTGATTGTCGCCGCCCGCTGTGCATACGCTGAATGAAGGGATGTTATCGAGTCCGAAACACGAATGATTGGGAGAGGGATGGGCCGGCATCCAACGTATTTGAAGTGCAGCATGTGAGTGGGAACAACACTGCACTCGTGAGAATGGTATGCATTCATCGCATAGCCATGCAGTGCAAACAAGTACTCCATGTGCTGCTTGTCGCAATAGTAGGTGTGTTGCGTGTTGAGTATGTGGATTTCGTTCAATTCAAGTTCAAAGTTTGGGATCGCCAAGAAGACGTCTTGAACCCCGCCTCTGCGCACCGATGCCACAAACTCCCTCGGATGGTAGAGATGTTCGAATACGTGCGACAAGACGATTGTGGGATGACCCGTGTAATCAAACGACTCGCAGTTCCCCTGCACAAATGTCACAGACGCAGGTAGGTCCTTGTGGCGAAACATGTCCAGGACCGAATAGTCCAGTCCCGGAAGCCGTGTCATCAGCGCACCCGCATTTCCACCAATCTCGAGAATGCGCGGCGTCGGCAGATTCGTCTTGACAAAGTCAGCAAAGGCGTCGTGGTGTCGTCTCCAAGAAGGGGAGAATGCTGGCGTTGTATACTCATTCGTGTATAGCACCGACGGGTCAACCAAGAACCGCAGCTGGGGGCACCCGCAGCGTTGGCATGCGGTGATGTGAAAGTCAATGAACACGTCCAATTCGCGTGGCTGGTTAGTGGACAGAGTTGTGGCTGGAAAGTCTGGATACGACACTAGGCTGGCAAGTTCTGTGTGGTCGCAGATCACACACTGCGTTCGCTCCATACCTACTTCCGAGCAATAATTGCCTTTAGGAACACCGCGGGGAAGTTCATTGCCAGGGCCTCAGCCAATGTAACGTCAGCATACTCCGTGTGGGCCCAGGGATCCACTATGGAGTTGAAAATGTCTCCGCACATGGAGATTGTGTTTGTGTATCCATGCTTGTGTGCGAGATAGGATGTGATGCGCTCCATGCATTCAAAGTCGTACTTGGTCTTGATTTTGGGGATATACTCCAAAAACTCGAGCTCCTCCACAAGATCATGGTCCAATACCATCATGTTTCCAAAGCAACCCGTCCGCGTGGTGGTGAGCATTGGCTGGTAGTCGTCTGCTGGAAGGAGGCGCGCATACCCCTCGTCGTTCTTTGGGCGGTCAAGCGACGGCTCATTGAAGTGATAGACAAACTGAAACCTGTCCACGGGGTCCACGGGGCGAGTCAGGACAACGCTGTCGTGAATCACAAACGCTTGATTCGCATATCGGTGGTGATGGAACAGGTACAGACATCCCCATGTGGAGAAGTGGGGGTTTTCTACAATCTGCGTATGTTCGTCAAATGTATGCGTCAGAGTGCTACCCCTTGCAACGGCAATGACGATGGGCGCTGTCGGGTGAAAGTGACGCAGACTCTCAATACATCGGAGCAGGATCCGCAAGTGATCAGGGGTCTCGAGCTTCGTCGGGACCATGAAGCAAATTGACTTACGCATCGTTGTGGACATTGAATAATGCCTGGAATTTCCCTTGGACATAATTGCGCAGCTGCGACGGCGGCCGTGGGTCTGGGATTGCGCGACGTCAAGGCAAATGGCTACACGACCTGTCCATTCGACGAGATGAATTCCAGCTACGAGGGAATGCTTCAGTGTATCAAGGACGATTTTGCATACTTTACGGATCCGTTCTATCTGCAGCTTATTGCCCGCCCACATGATTGTCTGTACTATCCCGGCGAGACCCTGCTCTGCAACACAAAGTACGGATTCATCTTTAACCACGAATCTCCTGGGCATGCGGATCTATACTTGACCCAAGCATGGCGTGGAGGGAAAACGCATTACATTGATAATTCGTTTGAGCGCTTTCGAGAGCGATACGATCGGCGCATCGAACACTTCCGAGCGTATTGCAGAGGAGGAGGCGTTGTCACTCTGTTGATTTCGACGTATCCGCGTTCGTTTGATGATCTCTTGGAGGTACTGGCGGCGCGCTATCCTATGACCAAGTTCAAGGTCCATCGATTCGACATTAACAATCTCGATGCGTGGAGGTATCACATGTATCTCATGGGTAGAATATCTCAATCAACGTCTTCATCATCTGAGCCTCGTGTTTGCGGTTCGCCTCGTCTGGCTGACGGAGTCGCATATGAAAGTAGTCAGGCGGAAGCTGCTGGATATGTTCTCGGACAAGCTGGTAATCGGGCAAATCAAACCGACCAAAGTGTGTCCTAGTCACGTCGTGCAGTGCACGACCAAAGGACACATCGTCCCATTCGAAATAACCAGGACCCGACTGATAGACAATGTCCTTGCGCTGAAGGAGCAGCTCTGCGATATCGCGTGTCATGGAAATGCCTGCACCCGAAATGCCTTGACCCAGAAAAACACCTGCAAGCAGGCCAGTGGGTGGACACAACTTCAGTCGGTCAACAAGACGAGGAAGGATCCAGAACGAAGACAGGTTCGTACGGACAATGTGAGTGTATACCGGAGACCTCAGGAAGTACTCAATGCTGTCTAACGTTTTGCGACGAATGTTCGCGAACGATTCTTGACCCGGTAGGCGCAGAGTGTCTCCATCCAGCCAAGGTCCCGTTACAGGGTGGTATTCGATGAAGAAGGCGTCCACCTCGCAGTGCGTATGCATATAGGTTCGCCACATGTCTCGAAGTCCCCCATACGCGGGATCCGTATCGCTCGAAATCACCAAGAGCAGTACACGCATTGCGGATTTGTGCATGGGGTGTGAAAGCCCGTTAGATTTTGAGGAAGCCGATCCCTCTATCAAGAAATGAGCTGGACCGCGGAGGATGTCATCTGCACCGACAAGTACCTGGCGGCGTTTCCAAGCGACTATCACAAGACTGATGCCCTTTACTCCAAGGCCCCCCTCGTTTGGAGGGGTCAGGTCCACCTGCCCACAACCGACTTCAAGAACCGCAGAATCTGCGGACACTCCGATCGTTCAATCACGGACGAGATTGTGAACACCTACCCCTCGGGAAGCTGGTGGGGTGTGAATGCGAAGTCGCCTCATGTGCACGGCCTACCCCTGGGCATCACAAACAATACGGACGAGAGTGAGTTCCATCGAGTCTTTGGGAACGTCGACATCATGGTGGAGGTTGCCAAGGAACCCAGGGTGATCAAGAACCTGGTCTATGCGAACTTCGTGGTCGCCAACCATACATCCCGCGTTCACCTGATGGAGTTCGCACGAAGCCAGCATTGGATCACGGTGGGTGGCGTTGACACGTCGATGGAGGGTCGTCGGGCCTTTCTGCGCGAGGTTCGTAATCACCAGTTCGTGCTATGCCCCCGTGGTGGTGGTGTCGACACACACCGGATGTGGGAGACCTTGTACATGGGCAGTATTCCCATCGTGGAGCGGAACATTGCACATGCAGGGTGGACGGATCTGCCCATTCTGTTTGTGGATTCCTGGAACGAGGTGACGCCAGAACGGCTGGCTGCCGAGCACGCCAGAATCACGGCAGCCACATGGAACATGGAGAAGCTGAAGGTTGGATACTGGATCAACAAGATACGGGAGAGCACAATGAAGATCGGCACCATCGTCACGGCAACGGATCTCAACCCGCTGTATTCCGACTTCATCCCCAACTTTGTCAGGGCGTGGAAGGCCGTTCTGCCCGAGGCCGACGTCCATATCGTGCTGATAGCCGACGGGATTCCCGAGTCTTTGAAGGCATGGTCCGAACACATCGTTCTCTCTGAGCCCATTCAGGGCATGAAGAGTGCCTTCCAAGCTCAGTGTATTCGGCTGCTCTATCCCCGCCAAGTGGCGCGCGATGAGGGTGTGCTCATTACCGACATGGACATGCTGCCCGGAAACCGCCGATACTATGTCGAGGGTGCGGCGCGCGGAGACCGGGACTCCTTCGTGGTCTATCGTGATGTCTGCTTTCCAGAGCAGATTGCCATGTGCTACAATGTGGCCCACCCAAAGATCTGGACCTCTCTGTTCGGGTCCGAGTCCGCAGAAGTGATCTTGAAGCGCTGGTATGCGGGAACGGGCTACGATGGTCAGCATGGCGGTGTGGGCTGGGCTACGGATCAGGTCGTGTTCAAGCGGATCTTTGACCAATGGACGGGGAACAAGGTGGTGCTGAACGATGGATTGACCCAGTTCACCCGACTCGATCGTATTCACCCCTGGAACTTTGTGGACAGACCTCAGCTTCGGAGAGCTCTGCTGGATGGCGACTTTTGCGACTACCACTGCTTGCGGCCGTATGCAGCGAACAAGGATATAAATGACTTTATCGTTTCGTGTCTAGAAGAGAAAACATGGTGAATGCCTTCTCCTTCTGTTTATACGGCCAGACCAAACCCATCTACCACGACGGATTCCTTGAGAACCTTTACCTGATCAAGACCCACTACCCGGGATGGGTCGTGTACTTGTATCTGGGATCGGATACGGACGCCGCATTCAAGGAGCGCGTGCTCACAGACCCCGTAGTTCGCGTCCGAGACACGGGTATCACGGGCTCCAAGAACATGGTTCATCGGTTCTTTGCGGTTGACGAACCCGACGTGGATGTCTGTTTCTTCCGTGACGCAGACAGCCGTATCCATTGGAAGGATCGATGGGCAATCAACAATTTCATGAAGACGAGCTACGTGTGTCACATTATCCGCGACAATCCCGACCACAATGCTCGAATCATGGGTGGGCTGTGGGGACTGCGGAAGGGAGCTGTTCCATCGGTGCGAGCATTGTGGTCGGGATGGACTCCTGCGAGTGCAGGGTATGGCGACCCCAACGACTTGGAAGGATACGGCGTCGATCAGAACTTTGCCTGCCTCGCTGTCTATCCCCGCGTAGAGCACAACGCGCTCGTTCATTTCTCGCACAACCAATTTCGAAGCGAGACGAGGGCGGTCCCGTTCCCCTTTCGGTTCACGAATGATGTGTATTGCGGGCGCGTGCAGCTGGTTCCATTTGTCGATAGCCCTGCACCCTCTGTTCCATTGTCGTTCGTAAAAATTCCCATGCTTAGACAATGAAGCAGCAAACCATCGGCTCTCGTCGCAAGGTGTGGAATGGAACGGCACTCAAGACCCCGGGCGGTCTCACGCGCAAGGACCTTACCCAGAACAAGCATGGCCGCATCGTTTCCCGTAAGCGTGCTGCCCGTGCTCGTTCGGGTCGTGCCTTTACGCGCCGTCACAAGTAGATTTTTTAATACGCAAGAACAATGGCGCTCTTCGGGCTACCCCTTGCAAGTCTTATCTTGGGAGTTCCCCTTGGCGTAGATCTTGCTTACCTCAACGCAGGAGCAAACCAGTCATCGGCAAGCGGCACAAGCCAAATAGTCGCGAGCGGCATTCGGCTTGAACTGAGCCAAGCACTGAAAGCAGAGTATGCAGCCTTTGCAGCGGCTGACAGGGCAGTGGTTGAACAGGCTCTGAAGGCAGAGAAGGACCTGTGGGAGAGCGAGCTTCCAAAGGAGGAGGATCCAACGCTTGGGGATAGGGCATTGGGGGCATTGGGCGTCGGGCTTGCTGCACCTTTTACGGCGTCCATTAGAGGTACCCGCTACCTAGCTGGTCTCAGTGCGAACCTCGCCCGAGGAGCATACGAAAGTGCAAGCGCATTTGCGTATCGAATGAAGGCGCACTCGGACGAGGCGCGGGCACGAGCAGCCGCTGCTGCGGCTGAAGCATCTAAGAAGCAAGAAGAAGCAGCCAAATCAGCCGAGGCCGAGGCCAGGCAACTCGCAGACACCGCGGAACAGCGTGCACGAGCCACACAGGCAGAGGCAGAGGCAGCTGCTAAACTGGCGGCAGAGGCGGCGGAGGCAGCAGCGGCGGAGAAACTTGATAATGATATTGCGGCGTCCGCAGAAGCGAGGGGAGCCTCAAATGCGGCTGCGGCAGCTCTTCCTGCGGCTGAACCTGCAGCTCCTGCGCAGGTTGACCCCGAGGCGGCTGCACAGGCAGCGGCGGACGAAGCCAGAAGGGTAGAGTTTCATCGGGCAAATTTTGAGGCAGATGCGGCAGCGAAGGTAGCAGCACAGGCAGCGGCTGCACAGGCAGCTGAACAGGCAGCGGCAGCACAGGCAGCGGCGTCAGCAGCGCAGAAGAAGCTCGACGACTTGTGGGCAGCAGTGCGTGACCCGGTCCTCTGGAAGGGCGGCTTTTTCAGACGCGGCGCGAGTGGAGAGGCTCTCTACGATGCAGTGCCGTCGGAGACTCGCAAGTTTGCCCGTGACCCAGCCAGTAGAAATACCCTGCTAGCAGAGGCAGCGGCGAACCTGAATGTACCTGCGTTCAAGTTCCTTGTTGTTCAAGATGATATGGCTCCCCTCATCACATTGGAGAGCAACGCACAGACCGTGTTTCAGATCGTTCTCAAGGCTCCAGCGTCGCGGGAGATACTTAAGGGTAATCGGAAGATCGCGGCACTTGGAACTCTCCGTAGTAATGTATATGGTGTTCGGGGAGGAGGCAAACACCGCCGCCGTAAGACAAGTCGGAAGATGAAGGGAGGCGCGAACGATCGGGAGGAGATTGCGACTGCACTCGTAGCGAGGGCTAAGCAGAGACTCGGGCTCGGCGACACTACTATATGTCCAGCGGTGGCAGCTGCGTTGGACACAAATGTCGCAGACAAGGATCCTGTGTACGCAATGTACAAGGAGCTGAGTAAGGTCTGTCCGGCCGCTGCGGCTGCGGCTCCGGCTCCTGCGGCACCGGCTCCCGCGGCTCCAGCTCCAGCTCCAGCTCCTCTTTTCGCCCTGCCATCACAGCCCCCGCCTCAAGGGGAGAGAGTGTCGGCATTCCAGAGTGCCCCCCTTCTCCCTCTCCCGCCTCTGCCTGCTCCGCCCCCACCACCGCCGCCCTTCCTATCGCTTCCTGCGGCTCCTGCGGCTCCTGCGGCTCCTCAACCAGTCGTGAAGCCGATTGAGAGTGAGCTAAAAGTGATTAATCAACCGGACCTCAATACAACCCAAACTATTACACTCACGATCAACGGAGAGAAGGTGAGACTCAGCTATGGCGATTGTATAACATTTACACGCTTGAACGATAACGACGAACCGATCACAACCACGGCTAAGATAACCGGGTTCACATACTCGATTGTCACAATAAATGGAATCACATATTTGCCATGGCGCGACAAAGAGCGTCGCTGGGCTAGCGAGCGACCGTTTTCATCGCGAATTATTGGGCTTGACGGATCTCGTCTGGTTGCGGCAACGGGTGAAAGGTGGGAGACAATCAAAAAACTCGAAGCATGCCCCGTTCCTGCATCGGAGGAGGCGGCAGCAGCTCCTGCGGCTCCTGCGCCCTCTCCGTTCGCGGATGCGGCTCTTCCTGCGGCTCTTCCTGCGGCTCCTCTGGATTCTCCTGTGCCCTTCGCAGAGCCTCTTGCGGCGGCTGCTCCTGCGGTTCCTGGGGATCCGTACGGGACTCCTCTGCCGACCCCCCTCGCGGCCCCTGCTCCCCCGGCGGAGGTGGCTCCTGCGGCAGCCCCTTCGGCGTCGGCGTCTTTGGTCAATGAGGTTCCACTGCCACCAGGCCCGTCGAGTGTCAAAGCACCTCTTCCGGCGGCCGTGGTTCCCGAAGGCGCTCTTGCCGCGCAAACACCCAGTCAGCCGTTATCTACTCCTACACCAGCAGCATCAGCAGTTGAAACATGTAGTCCGACCGCCTATCTTGAAAAGAGGACTGCCCTGATTCAGGCGCTTGAAAGCAAGGCAAATTTTGCACGGATTCCGTCCCTATGGAAGGAGTTTGTGGACACATGTCTCCTGGGCAACTCGCCGCCAATGCCTGTCGCTCTCGAGTGGGCGGCGGCAGGTCAAAACCCCGCCAAACAAAGAGCCGCACTTGAGAATCTCGTGGCCACACTGAAGAAGATGAAAGTGCTTAACGACGACCTCGAGAAAGAAATTATACAGAGATGGGAGAGCAGCACGGGTGGCAAGCGCCGTCGTCGCACGACTCCCAAGCGCAAGCGGGTCCGCAAGGCGCGTAATTCGACTTTCAGAAGACATCGCAAGCATTGATAAACCATGTCGGACGATCTGGTTGTTGCCAAGACGGTCCAGACTGCCCCGATCCGTATCCTTGCCGAGGGTCTCAAGTCCATGCTGGTGGAGATGAGCCTGGTGTTCGACAAGGACGGGATCCGCATGATTGCCATGGACAATACACGCACAGTCTTGACGCACATGCGCCTGCATGCGTCCAAGTTTGAGCACTACGAATACAACCACACTGCACCCAAGTTGGATGTGGGCCTGAACACGGACCACTTTTACCGCATTGTCAAGACTGTGACGAACGATGATACCATTACCTTTTCAGTCTCCAAGTCGGAGTCCAATCACCTGTGCATCACGTTGGAGAATGGCGAGAAGAAGCGCCGTATCCGCAACAAGCTGAACCTGCTGGACCGCGACGAGTCAGACATCAACATGCCGGAGACAGAGTTTGCCACCCGCATCACGATGCCGTCCATGGATTTCCAGAAGATTTGCCGTGACATGACGCTGCTCTCGGCCAAGACCGTGGACATCAAGAACGTGGGATCCACGCTGACCTTCACGTGCAAGGGTCCGTTTGCGTCCCAGACGGTGACCATGGGCGACAGCACCTCCGACATTGCCATTGACAAGCAGAAGCCCGACGAGATTGTCTCTGGTACGTTCAGCCTGCCGCACCTGGTCCTGTTCACCAAGTGCTCCAACCTGTCGAACAACCTCGAGGTCCACATGAAAAATGATTGGTTTCTGATGATCCGCTATGTGATTGCGAATCTGGGCGATATCAAGTTGTGCTTGATGCCTTGCAGTTCTTAACTTACTCGTCAGTGTCCACAGACTCCTCGTCGTCATCACGCACCGGAGCCGGAGCAAGTGCCGCCGGCTCAAAGACACGCAGGTAGCCGTTCCTCCAGCGGTCCACGTTCCACGCACGTGCAGCGGTCACATCTGCATGAAGCACGTTCTTCATCAGGTCGCGCTCCGTACGAGTGCGACAGATGAAACGTACCCATCCGTCTGCGATACGCTGGTGTTCGTCTGGATATTCGTGGAGGCTGTATGCGATGTAGCCGTTAAAGTTCGTCATCGTCCACTGCGCTGCGAGCTTGTTCGCGGGCGCGGGTTGGATGGCCTGGACACGCTCGTAGATCTCAATGATTTTGGTGAGCAGTCCAGTGACAGCCGTTCTATCAAACTGGTCGGACAGCATACCGTTGACTTGAATATCTGACCAAGTCTTCGTGATGCGATCTGGTCCAAACGCGAG